AGTCATTACCTAAAGAATCTCCAACGCACCAGATGCGTTTATCGTAAAAAGTAGTAGCTAGTGAATTGGCGTATGCCCAGCACTCAACTGTGTAATCGCCCGTGGTAACAGTAAATGTGCCACCCGGCAAACTCAATGTATCTCCCGTACCATCAAAGTACCCTGACCCACCAATCACGCTTGTGGAGTAGGCAGTTGAAGTACCAAATGGGTTGAAGCGTTGAACGCTTGGTGTGCCTGTTGGTGTTATTGCAAATGTGTTACTTGAATTGTCAATAAATCGATTGCTTTGGCAAGTTAAAAGGCTTGTGCCTGATATTGCCGTAAGTGGTGTAGTGCTTGGCGTAAAGTTGCTTGTGTAAACTGCCGTACCCTTGACAATCCTTAAATTAGAAATATATCCATTAAAGTAATAACTACCAAGATCAGACCCTACAGCACAAACTCCTCCACCTAAATTATTAGAAACAGTAAAAGAATTTGCAGTTTGTACTCCATTGATGTAAAACTTTAATGTGCTACTTGAGCGCACAACAGCCACATGATTCCATGCGTTGTAGGTTATATTTGTACCGCTTCCATATCCACCACCACCATAAAAAGCAAGTTGTCCTGTGTCAACATAAAAAACAGAACTTCCCGAAGTACTAATAACATCTATTGACCCAGATGTGGTGCAATAAATCCATGCTTCCATTGTGAAGTCGCCAGTACCAAACCCAAATGCCGCATTAGAAGCAAGGCTTAAATAATTAGCACTTCCAGCAAAGTAATTACTCCAATTAGACCCATAAGGCGAGAAAGAACCTTGGGTTGTATTGCCGTTGCGGGTAATGCTGTAGCTATTGCCGCTTGTATCTAAGAATGTATTGTTTTGTGCGCCATTAGTCCCATCACCATGCAAGAGCATAGTGACGTAGTTAAATTGAGCATCAGGCTGTATGTTTCCGGCGGTGGGCCATTGACCTAATTTGGCATAAGCGGCCTGTTGGTCGAGCGTCCAGATACCCGAAGCCGTACTTGTTTCGTATGCGCCACTAGGTACAACTGGAGTCTTAGTAATTAGCCCGCCGGGATACTGTTTAGACATTAGTCACCTCAACCCATGAAGTTGTTGCTTCGTCCCATGTGTAAATCTTCTCATCCGTTGGCATAGGCGTAGGAGCATCCCACAAGCAAGTTGTCTCGTTTAAACCCCATGATGGATATGGTTTGGGTGGGATAAAAGCATCACGGCCTGAGTCGTATGTGTAACCAATCCCTGCGTAGTTCTTACGCATTGGACGACCTTCAGGATGCTGACCGCCATGTGTGTTATACGAAGTCTGAACCCAGCCTGTACCAAACATACCAGAATCAATAACGTCTTGTTCCGCCACAATAACTTGTGTGACGATGCCGTTTTCTACTTTTGCAAAATGACTCATGTTGTGCCTCAGAATGTGATTGAACCCGAAGAGTTGAATTGGTAGATGGTATTGCCACCGCTGGTTGTGACTGTAGGTGAACCCGTAGTAGAAGCCGCCGCTGATGGTGAGGAAATAATAACCACTCCTGAACCGCCTGTACCACCAGTCTGAAACCAGAATCCGCCACCTCCACCACCACCTGTATTGGCAGTCCCCGCCACAGCGTCAACACCTAGTGTAAGGTCAGCACCAGCTCCACCTCCGCCATTACCCCCCGCTGGTTGTGCGCCGTTATTTGCTCCGCCCCCACCACCACCAGCACGATAAACAGAAGAACCTGTAATACTAGATGCAAGACCAACACCGCCATCACCTCCAGTACCAGTAGCGGGATCACCAGCCGCGCCAGCGCCGCCTCCACCAGAACCACGTCCTATTCCAGAACCAGTAGTACCACCATTGTTTCCTTGACCAGATGTGCCAGTACCACCTCCGTTAGTTGGACTAGCCGCGCCACCACCGCCAGAGCCGCCATTTTGACCTATTGCCGTAAACCTAGTGCCACCACCACCACCACCAACAGATGAAACTAAGCTACCAAACGAAGATGTGTTTCCATTTGTGCCCGGCGAACTAGCAGGCCCACCACCACCCACCGTTACTGTATATGTGGTCGCTGAAGTAAGAGATAAAGAAGACCCAGATAAATAACCACCAGCACCTCCACCACCAGCGCCGCTAGTTTCGCTAGATTTAAATCCACCGCCACCGCCACCAGCAACCACTAAATAACTTACAAGCACAGGAGGACTTTGCCAAGTCCCAGCCGCAATAGCTTGCATCTGCTGTCTTAATGTCCATGATCCTGAATAATTAGGCATTGCTTACTCTTAGAATGTTATTGAACCGGAAGAAGTCCATTGATAAATGCGATAGCCGCCTGTTACGGTGACTGTTGGTGAGCCTGTAGTGGATGTAGCCGCCGCAAAAGTATCTGCATAGCGAATGAATACAACACCTGAACCACCACTTCCGCCTGTTCCAGAGCCACCACCAGATCCGCCGCCGCCACCACCCGTATTTGCTGTGCCAGACCCAGCAACGGTATTTTGACCAGATGTACCATTTCCACCACCACCAGCACCGCCTGTTCCAGCAGTACCAGCAAAGTAATTATTACCGCCACCTCCACCACCACGGGTTACGGCAGAGCCTGTAACTGATGAACTTACTCCAGTACCACCATTTCCTGCAACAGTGGTTGTTCCAGCCACGCCAACAGCCCCTGCGCCGCCTCCGCCACCGCACCTGCCAGTGTTAACAGTATTGCCACCAGCATAGCCTTGATTAGCTGTACCAGAGCCTCCATTAGATGGGTCTGTATAACTAGCTCCGCCACCTGAACCACCTGTGCCACCATTGTTTGTGCCGCTACCCCAATTAACACCATCACCGCCACCAAGACCGCCACCAGTAGATGTAATTGTGGTTAGCCCACTTCCAGATATAGAAGAATTTCCACCTACTGTACTGCTGTTGCGATTGCTATATGTTTGTCCCGCACCACCAGAACCCACAGTAACTGTGTAAGTTATCCCAGCAGATACAGATGCGGCAGATTCAGCAGATGCGCCGCCGCCAGAAGATTCTCCAACAATTGAACTTCTGTAGCCGCCTGCGCCACCGCCACCGCCATTAACTACACCCGCGCCGCCTCCAGCAATTACAAGATACTCAACCGATGAAACTATAGCAAATGGAGTTGCACTATTTGAAGCCGCACTAGCTGGGCCAGTACCATAGGCATTTGTTGCTACTACAGTAAATGTGTAAGCGGTTCCAGCGGTCAAACCACTAACTGTGATTGGAGAAGATGTCCCTGTACCTATAATGCCACCGGGGGAAGAAATAACCGTATAACCCGTGATCGCCCCACCACCTACATTAGTGGGTGCTGTAAATGTCACAGACGCAGACAAGTTTCCCGCAGTAGCCGTACCAATGGTAGGCGCATCAGGTACTTTCAACCCATTATAGGAAGCGGTAATGAACCCGCCTTGATAGCGTTGGGACATCTTCTACCCCGATCAGGAAATTACTTCGTAGCTTACTGAGTATGTGATACCGCTGGCTGTACCTGAAGTGATGGAGATACTACTATCTTCCATCAAATAAATTGGGGTAGATTTATCCACCACAATCAATGAAGCACTGGCTGGTACAGAAACTGTAGACACAATTGGGTAAGCCGTACCGCCGCTTGGGGCAACCCCTTGAAGTTGTCCACCATTAGTGTAAATAGACACTGTGGCGTTTACAGCCGCAGAACCATTAACATTGGCCGCAACGATTTGGTTAATCTTTAGTACCGTGCCGCTAGATGCGGCGTTTCTTACTAAAACAAGCGCAGTTGTACCGCCGGGTGTGTAGTATGTAGTTGTGCCAGCGGCTGTGGTCGCGGCTAAAAGGTTGGGGTTTGCCATTTATAGCTCCTTAGTATCCGAAAATAAATGAAATCATGGTGGCTTTGGCTTGTGATACGCCAGCCGCTGGAATTGCTTGGAAAGTGGGGGCCGCTCCAGAGTTGGCGGTTAATACATACCCTGCCGTACCTGCCGCTGTTGTAGCTAGTGCAGTTGTAGTAGAGGCATAAGTTACACCATATTGTGTAAACGCACTGTTTTGTCCTGTACCGCCTGATGTGTTAGGAAGTGCAGTTGTAGCCGATAAGGTTGTAAACGCACCAGCCGCAGGAGTTGTTGACCCCACAGTGCCGTTTAAAGCCCCTGCAAACTTGGTAGCTGACAGCGATGTGCCGTCCCATGTCAGGGCTGAAGAAGCACCAAATGCACCAGAACTATTGAACTGAACCTGCGTATTAGAGCCAGCCGCAGAGCCACCGCCCACATTAACAAAGTCAGAGCCATTCCAAGCAATGATCGCCCGCGTACCCGCCGCTACAGATACGCCCGTTGTAGGAGATGTGGGGCCACCACGTACCGTAACCGCATAGCCACCTGTCGTGTCGTTAATAACAACGTAGGTCTTACTTTGCTTGGGAGTGTTGATATACCGCAGGGCTGTGCGTGCGCCTGTACACAGAAGAACTGCATACTGTGAGCTATTAGATGTCAGTCCGGTGCTTGAATTAGTACCCGTAGTAACAGCTAAGTTAATGTCTGCATCAGTCGTGATAGTCTGAGTACCAGCCACTGCTACGTCAACAATTTCAGAAATGGCGTTATTAACCGTATCGCCCCAAGTACCAGATAAAGTACCTGTGGTCGGTAACGTCAAGCCAATTAGCGAGGTATTTGCCATTTATTGCTCCTACTGTGTAGAAATTTGTGTCCAACCGGGCGTTTCGGTATTACTCACATCAGCCCAGCCCGGTGTTTGTGGATTGCTGATATTCTGCCATGTAACGCCTTGCGTGTCATCAATAATTTCCCACAAGTATCGTCCACCATTAGTTTCTGTTATAGCCATTGTCTCAGATCGGCTTAACCGATAGTTTGCGCCCCCACCATTTGTTTCCGTGATTGCCGCAAGTTCCGTAATAAATTCTTGGTAATACGTGCCAACCGTTGTAGCGTCAGACGTAGCCATTGTCTCAATAATGTCGGCCAGCCAGCTAAATAACTGCTGTTCTGAAATAGCCATTGACTCGGTAACACTACCTAAGAATATGGCTACAGCCTCTTCAACTGAAACAATTGGGTTGGTTTCCGTGACTGAAGCAGTATAAGTAACCGCCGCAGATTCCGCTGTACTTGTAGGTATAGAGTCAGAAACACTGGCTGTATAAGCCGTAGTTGCTGTGTTCGAGTCCGTTAGCGCCGCAGTTTCCGTAATGTCCTTGGCAAACGTAGCCGCTACAGATTCTGTTGTAGAAGTCGCCGCAGTCTCAGTAATAGACTTGGCAAATGTTGCCGCTACTGATTGGGCTTCTGTTAAAGGAGTTGTTTCCGTAATTGATACTGGGAACGTGGCTCCGGCTGACTCTGTAGTTGATGTAGCTGCCGTTTCCGTTACTGACGTTCCGTACGACGTTGTAGCTGTATTGGCATCTGCAATAGCCGCTGTTTCAGTTACCGCCCCAGTAAATGCTGTAATAGCTGACTGGGCATCCGTAATAGCCGCTGTCTCAGTAACTGAAGCCCCAAATGCTACTGTGGCCTCTTGAGTCTCAAACATGGGGACTGCGCCACCCCAAGGATTAGCTCCCCAAGTGTCAGCCCCCCAAGCCGTAGCTGGAGTTACATACTCGGTAATGCTTACATCGTAGGCGGTAACTCCGCCCCAACCTAAGTCGCCCCAAGCATTATCGCCCCATCCAGCGGCCATTTTTAGGTCAATGTAGCAGTGTAAGTAACAGCAATGGTGTCACCAGACACAACAGACTTGGAACTAGAAAAGTCCCCAGCGGAGAACAATGTGCCAGTCGTTGAGTCTTTAGTTGCGCTACCACCAATGTTGATGAAACAACCTGCAACAGTGCCTGTGCCGGTAATAGAAAACGACACCGCAGAAGATGTTGTTTTGCTACCAGAAGAAGCAGCACTAAATGAAGGCGTGGGACGGTTACCTGAATAAGTTGGGGCATTGGCTAGGCCAACCTCTAACCATGTTGCGTGAGAGGCTTGCGTATCAGCTACTACGGCAGTACCCGTACCCTTTAGACCCATCACAACTGCGCCGCCAGCTACGTTACCCAGCGTGGTGTCCAGCGTAAAGTTTTTGCCCACAGTAGTAACCAAATTTTCAATGTCATCAGACCATTTAACAAAACCGTCTACGCTATAGCAAACAGCGGTGTAGTGACCTTGAATAGACATTGTGTCTTCAGGCATGGTGTTGTATTTAGTGGACGCTTGCACCATGTCGGTGGCAGTCATTTTGTCGATAGTCATGGTGACTCCTTAGTTAGAAGAACGAATTAACGAAGTGGTGGGGCCGTTGGTCGGCATTGCGATTGTGAACGTAGTTGTAGAAGTTTTGTCAGAACCAAAATCAAGAACGGCAACAGACTTGTTACTCTTGCTAGAGTTGTAAATTAAAGCGCATCGTGCTGTAAGCGCCGCTGTCCAAGCAACGTTAGGAAAGCTTACATAAGCTGTGTAGCCAGATGTACTGACTGTGATAGGCGTCAAAATAGAACCACCTGCTGTGTAGCCTGTAGCAACAACTTGCCCAACTAGATCAACTGAATACGCAGTTGTATCTTCATTTAGGTTTGCATTGGCAGTGTACAAAGCAATTTTAATAACGTCAGTCGTCAGGTCATGAATACCTTGATACAACTGCGCTTTAAAACTTGTGGTTTGGGTTTGGACAATCGCCATATCACGTTACTTTCTGACGGAACTGACCAGAACGATAAGCGTCTTGACGCTCCATACCATCGCCCAAACGTTTTGCCAATGCAAGAGCTTCTTGATACTTGCCGTTGTATAAGCCCATCATGTCGGCCTCACCCTTCATGTAGGTGTAAGCCTCAACCAATGAGCCATACAGTAGTACGGTATCAAAGTTATCACCAAGCCATGTGCGGCCATCTGAATTTGTCACAGTGGCAACTGGAATAGAGAACGAGGAGCCCGTGCCACCAATTGTAGAAGCTGTTGCACTTAGTGTGTTCCCAACGATATAACCTGTACCGCCCTGCGTCAAAGTAACAGAAGTCACTGCACCGCCAGAAACCACAATGTTTGCGACTGCGCCTGACCCTGAACCGCCAGTTAAGGATACATTTAAATACGTACCATTAGTGTAAGAACTACCTCCTGTAATTGCGCCAAGGGTAGCTACAGGAGATTGAACAATAGATTCGGGGTAGAAGTAGTAATGCAACTCAACGTTGTAGTTTGCATCTGGCGTAGGGCCAACAATAAATGACAACTCGTCAGCATTGGTAGACTGAGGGCCAAACAAAGCGTAATACTTGGGTACACCGGTATCGTTAGGTGTTGGGTATGCTTGGCGAAGAAAGTTAACGTCCTTATTCAGCAGGTACTCGTATGTACCCGTGTTTAAATCTGAACCCGTAACGTCCGTAATCACAGCCATTGAATACACTGCTAAGAAGTCAGAGGGGCAAGCAAGGTACTTATTGCCGTTAGACATCACACCCGTCACGTTCTTGCGAATAGACGGAAACTGCACCGAGTTATAAATACGTTGCTCAGCCTGCATCACGAAGACAGGAATCTCCGCCACGAAGTTTGTCTCCGTGTTCTCCGTATAGGCTTGGATAGCAGCGCTTAACTCGGCGTAGTTCATGCCATTGGGCCTCGCGCCATCACACCTTTAGTCGCAGCGCCTGTACCGCGAACTTTGATACCGGAAGTTTTAGTTTCGCTTTGGCCATTGTTGTAGTTACCAACACTCATTTTCATGGTGCTAAGGCTACTAATGTCTGAAGGTTTGCCGGGATTAGTCGACATTTTTACTTCTTTGCCAGTCATAGTGTGTGGCTTGGCATAAGTAGCGGCATCGCCAACTTCTTTGCCCATCACTTTTTTGCTAAATTTAGCCATGATTAACCTCGTTTCTGGTTAGCAACTTTGGCCAAATTACGGCCCATAGACATCATATCTGCATTGGTTTTGCCGCCTTTGCCTTTACCGCCTTTAGCACCGCTCTCAATACCAACGGTTGGGCCGCTATCGCCAAGGTTTGTACCTTTGGTTTTACCTGATTTAGTAACGCCATCTGCTGCTTTTCTGAATCCCATTTTAATCTCCTAAGTAACTGTTACCGTAACTGTACCAACATATGCCGTTGCCACCAAGTTATTTGGTGTTAAAGGCGCATCAAAAGTACTCGATCCACCCACTGGAGCCCAGCCCCATTGAATATCCCTAGAACCACCTGTGACGTAACCAGCAGCATCGAGTGCATTGCTAGTTGAGTCCACTATCTGTAATCCATTTGTACCAGCCGTATAGTAAGTTGAATCCCTACGTGGGTTGCGTACAGCTTGCGGATCATCCACCGGATACATACCCAACTGCAACTGCGGTTGATCTGGATCCCAGCACTCAGGACAAACAAGCAGGTTATAAATCTTGGTCTTCTTTATCTCTTTACGAAGCTTTGTAAGTTTGAACTGAAAGCCACACCTATCGCACATGGCGATACTGTTCTTACCGGAAGCAAATCTACTGCCCATTTAAGAACCACCACCAATATACATTTGCCTCGGTACAAACCGTAAAGAAGCATGTTCTTGATCTTCGCCAGCCGCTAACTGCCAAGCTTCATCGTATTGAGCTTTGAGGACGTCTAATCTCTGAGCGCCGTTCTCTACCTTAAGTGCAAGATAGTAGGCGAGCCCAGCAACCAAGCAGGGCAAGAAACGGAAAGGTACATCCATAGTCCGAGCGCCGCCACCTGCGTCATCAATACGGCGCATGCGCCAGTAAACGAATTGATAGGTTTGTGATCCATCGGGAGTCGGCCAAACAGTCACGGATGGCAAGTTTTGTGAGTAAACAGCAACGCTGGTTAAATGCGATGACGCTGTTGTACCATTTTGGCCACGGAAACAGTTCATCAATTGGTTGCCGCTAATGTAGCCGTACTGCACGGTTTCAGACTCAATTAAAACAAAGCCATTAGTGGGCAGTCCAACAGTAGAAGTTAACGTAATCGTGGTGGCTGTAGCGGAGATACCACCATTTAATGTAGTCCCTATGGACGATGTTTGACCATCTAAGCGCTGAAACCACACCTGAATTGGGCGGGCTTGTTGTAATTTATTAGGTATTGTTGCGTAAGTAGAAACACTAATACGGGTAATTGTCAGGTCAGACTGCGTAGAAACATTGCCCTCGCCCGTACGAATAACGTGTTCTAGCAGATCCACAGTATCACTTGGCAGTGCGTAAGTAGCCAAACCTTGAGTAAAGGTAAGCGTACCCTGCTCAAACGTCCACATGTTTACGCCACGGTTTGCCCAGTCTGCAAACAACAAATTCAATGAACGACGAGCCGTACGTAAGTCGTAGCCCGTGCGAAGCTCGGAGCCAGCACGCTCAAACGCTTCCTCAACAATCTCATTGAGGTCAAGATTAAACGCTGCAACTCCAGAGGTAGTCATCTAAATCCCGCCGTTTTCTTTGCAATGGTTTTTGGTTGCGCTACAAACTGTTTTCCAGCGGCTTTTCCGGCTCGCTTGGCTTTGGTTGTAGCGGCATATTCTGATGGCGACAAAGATTTAATAGCTGCTTCAGGCAAGTATCTCTCTCCCGTCTTACTTGACGGTTTGCCAGACTTAGTGCGCCATTTCTGGTCGCCCCAGTCTTTGAGGGACTTTTGCGGAGCTTTCAATCTCTATACCCCCCACCAGAAGCTTTGTATTTTTTAGCAACAAGCTGGGCCTTACGTGCTGACCATTGTCCTGCACCCGTGCCTTGTGTAGCTGCGGCTTTTACCTGAGACACAATCCGTTTACGCAAACCGGGTTTAGTGTAGTTACCAGCCGCATTTACTTTGCCGCCCTCGGCGTACTGTGTGAAGTCAGTGTCATCCCGGCGAGCCTTGCGCTTACCCTTGGGCATTTTGCTTGGGTTAATGTCGCCCATTCCACGGGATGCCATCATGATTTACACCATCTTTCCACGGGTTTTGCCTTTGGTACAGCAGCCATCAGCGCGGCTAGAAGCGGTCATACCACCTTTAGCTTTTTTGCTTACGGATGCGCCATCAACATCTTGCGGTACAGGCATGCCTTCACGGAAGACTGAGTCTTTAGGCGCGGTCTTCTTAGGTGCTGGTGCCTTGGGCGCGGACTTCTTAGAAGCCGGTACGCCTTCAGGGTCTGTGGGTGGTTTACCCATTTCAGCAGTGTAGACTGGATCGGCCATGGCTTAGCACATCTTCCCGCGAGTTTTACCTTTTACTGCAATACCGTCGGCGCGTTTAGAAGCTGAAGAAGTCATACCGCCAGACGCCATTTTGGTTGCGCCACCACTTTTCATACCAAAAGCAGAACGTAAACGTTGACTAACTGAACGTGTATCGGTTGAACCACTACCAGACCTAGCGCGATCGCGGCTCATCTTCATACGCTCAGACAAAGACAGTTTAGTTTCGTCAGTGGTGGCTGCTTTAGAAGCAGGCTTAGATTCAGCTTTAGCGGCGGGCTTAGGAGCGGCCTTGGGCATAGCTTTAGGTGTAGCTTTTACAGTTCTACTGGAACCAGCATCGCCAAATTGCCCAGCTTTTTCCGCAGCTTCACCATCACCCATTTCTTTGAGCGAAGCTTTAGGCTCTGCTTCAAAGGCTTTGTTAGCCGCTTCCATAGGATCCATTTCAACTGCGCTACCGTCTTCGCCGTTATAACGTTTCATTTTGTGTTTCATGTTTAGCTCCTTAACAGGCTTTGCCGCCCATGTTCATCTTAACCATCTTGCCTTTGGTTTTACCCTTAGAGGCAACGCCATTAGCAGAGGCGCGGAATGAGCCGCCACCAGCTAATTTAGTCATAGTTGCACCCTTGTGCAAACGACCTTCGTGTTTGTTAACGGCTTTTTGCATCATGGACTTGTCTTGTTTCAAGTCCATTGCCATGTCTTCTTTCATATCGCTCTTAGCCATACCGCCACCTTTCATGATTGACATCTTCCCGTGAAGAGTCTTGGGTTTGTTAATCTTTTGAAGGTCGGGGCGGGCCATCCCACCAGAGCCAAACTTCTTCCCTTTATCCGCTTCGTCAAAATCTTTTCCAACGCTTTGCGGAATTCCTACCTTCTTGGCAAACGCAGGGTTATGTGCAATTGCTGCCATGAAATTGTGTTGTTTCTTACTTGTGCTCGGCATCATTTCCCCGCTTGAATAAGCTGGTCAATTTTTGCTTCCAGCCGGTTAAAACGTTGGTCAATGTGGTCAGTAATTCTTTGCACTTCTGCTTGAGTCGTGTAATCACGGGCTAACTCCTCTCGGGTTTTGTTAAGCAGGATGTCAAGACGCTTAATTTCAGCAAATTTTTCTCTGGCGGTAAACGTCAAAAGCCCCGTAAACAGGGTCAAAATTGCTGTCCAAATTGTATTTACGTCTAACATTTCCATGCTCTAAGTGATTTGTTTATGCGTGAGTCTGGGTCTTTGGCGGTCTTTGGGGACGTCAATTTCTTTTTCATACCTTCCATCCTCGCACAGAAAGAGTCTTTGCGGGAGCCGCCTTCTGGCTGGGGAGGTTTCAAGTTCATCCCTTGCTTTTTGGCGGAGGCCCGCCCCTTGGCGTTCAAGCCACCATTGGGGTTCTTGCCTTCTTTCCTCTGCCATGCTGGACTCTTAGCCATAAAACACCGTGATCCCGGTTACTGTGCCCGTACTTGTCGTTAAATACAAACCTGTAGAAGCCAAAACACCTTCGCCGGGAACTTGAATGTAAAAAGTATTTGGATTACTGTTGCCAGCTAAGTCCATTGTGTAGAGAACGGCGGCTGTGGCGCTACCGTCTCGGATTTCAAATGTTACCGCCGTGCTTATTTTTGGGGATACAACAATACCCTTTAGTCGTGTTCGACCTACATAGTAAGAGCCAGCCGCGCTAAGGTGCGCGGATTTAACGTCTGTCTGTTGCATAATTAATCTCCTGTTATAAGGGGGCCGAAGCCCCCGTGATTAATTACTGTTGTTGGGCAGGTTGAGCTTGATTGCCGCTTGCGTCACGTACAGCGTAAGTGATAACAATAGTTGCAGCGCCAGTGGTCAAGGAAGTACCAGCCAATGTATAAGTAATGAATGTGTCTGTTGAACCAACATTCAACCAACCACCGGGGGTTGTTGCGTTAGCGCCCAAAGCCACGCTACCCACACTAGTAATAGTTCCTGTGGTAGTAAAGTCTGTACCACCAATGCTCAATTTGCAAGTTGTAGCGGCACTAAAAACGGTAGTTGTAACAACTTTAACGTCAATAATTTGTGAACCAGCAGGGACAGCAATAGCGTTGCCGGTTAATGTACCAAACACAACGTCAGCAGACTGAGAAACTACTGTGCAGCCAGTGTTGCGTGTTGTAGCGGCGGTTGTGCCAGTGGTGTTTTTGGTTGTGCCCAAGAGCCAAGGGCCAAGGTGAGTTGCGAATCCCATGATGTTTCCTTACATACAAGTTAAGTGCATCAATCTGTATGTCGTCAGCCGGGACTGTTTGATGCACCGGAAAGCCCGGATTAACATGTTTATATCACGGTATTTTTAAGTGCGCAACAATTATTTTGATGTCACAAAATTTATATATGAAGATGTTATAAATCAATAGTTTGCTTGTCCTGACTGCCAACTTGGTTTAATTGACATGAATACTCCAACGCCCGAACACGCAGAAATATTTGCACAAAGCGTCAAAAAATGGCAGCAAGTATTAAACCTTTCTGACTGGCGAATTGAAAAGGGACTAAAGC